TAAAAGGACCAATGAAAAAACCAAACGGCAAGCCTACTCGTAAGGCTCTTGCCCTTCGCAAATGGAAATGTTAATTATGCCAAAAGGAAAAGGTACCTACGGTACAAAAAAAGGAAGACCACCTAAGAAAGGTAAGTGTTGTGCCTGCTAAAAGAGGGCTATACGCCAACATCCACGCCAAACGTTTAAGAATCAAAAAAGGTTCTGGCGAAAAGATGAGAAAACCCGGAGCTAAAGGTGCTCCTACTGCTGCTAACTTTAGACGTGCAGCTAAAACAGCTAAAAGATAATGAACAAAAAAGCAACCGAAGATCAGTTCAACGAGTTGCATAATCTAGTTACAAAGGAGTTCCTCTCTCGCATTAAAGCTGGAGAGGCAACTACTCAAGACTTAAAAGCAGCTTGTGATTGGCTTAAAGCTAATGACATTAGTGGAGTTGCTTATGACGGCAACCCTTTGTCAAAACTTGCACAGGTTATGCCAACTGTTGATCCAGAATTAGTACAGGCTAAACTCTATGGCAGAAACAGCTAAATACTACAGATCCAACCCAAAAGCTAGAGCAGTTAGACTCAAGCAACAAAAAAAATACAACAAAACTAAAAAGGGATTAGCCCTGCGTGTAAATGCAAATCGACTTAATAGACAACTTGGTACCTACGGAAATGGCGATAACAAAGACGCTGCTCACTATAAGGGGAGTACTACCAAGGGAAGATTACAGAAACCATCAGAAAACAGAAAAAGCCGACTCAAAATACGTAAATGACCCCATTACTACCTAGTCCAAAACATTACTTACAAAATTTAATAACCATGACAAGTTCAGATTCTAAACGGCTCTGGAGAAGAGCTATAAAAGAGCACTTCGATTGTACATGTGTTTATTGTGGAAAAACCTATGATTTTAAAGAACTTACACTCGATCATGTTAAACCTCGTAGCAAAGGTGGACAGGATCTTACAACAAATGTTGTATGCGCGTGCAGAAAATGTAATGCAGACAAAGGTAGTAGTCATTGGCTCGGATGGATGCGAAAGGCATTTGGATTCCAGCCACTTAGAGAACTAATTATTCATCAACACATTAATTAAAATGAACATCTTTAAATCTAAAGCGCAAAAAGAAAAAGACAAAAAAAAGAAAGACCTTAACAAAAAGATCTCAGCTATCGGTACTGGTGGTGGACGTAGTAACCAAGCTACTAAAAAACGTTTACAAAGACAGCTTAAGAATCTAAACACAGAAAAAAAAGAAGCACCAAAAAGAGTTGGTGGAGCGCAAGCTAACAAACGTAAAAACTACGGTAACAACCAAACAGGTGGTGGAGGTAGTACAACTAAAAAAACTACTACTAAAACAACAATGACTGGTGCAGAAAGAGCTAAAGCACTAGCTAAGAAAAACATCAAGAAATTTGGTGGTCAAGCTAAAGCAGCAGCAGCTAACAAAGAAGCTATGAGACTTAAGATTAAGAAAAAGTTTTTAGCAAGTAAGAAAAAGAAAAAGTAAATGCTAGACGACATTGCACGCCGAGCGATGCAATCTCATGTTAAAGCATCGCTTAAAAAAATACCAAAAGCTGTAACTAAAGCTCCGGAACCAGTTATAAAAGCTCCGCTTGTTAAAGAAGTAACAGGTGGAGACTTAGCTAAAAAGGCTTATGTTGAACGTACTTTATCTAATATAGGTAGACCTAACTTTGGTCCACGTGCACCCGGTAAAGGTGTTAGAGCACAAAGAGCTACCAAAACAAAAGGTCCTAGAAGTATTATAGCTAGTGAGCCAATGGGTATGATAAGACAATACCCAGAACTAAAATACGAAATCAACATGTATATGCGTGAAGCTTATGCACATGCTAGATTATATGGTGATTTAAAAGGTTTTAAAGATTTTAAAGCTCCAGATGGTAAATTGTTTAGACCTAAACCTAGTCAAAGTGCATTTCAAGGGCTTATACTAAAAGCTGATGATAAAGCTAAAAGAAAGATTATTTTAGACAGACGGTCTAGTAGAGAAAATCCTTGGACACAAGAAAGTGCACGTAATGACATTTATGCAGCATTGTTAAGACTTGGTAAAGAACACCATTTTGATAGACTATTACAACTAATGAAACAACAGCATAAAGCAAAAGTAGATACATTAGGCGGTAAAACAAAAGGTCACTTTATTTCGCTTGATAATGGTGGTCTAGATGTTGCAGAAAACTTTGGACCTCAAGCTGGTAAAAGTAGATATAAAATAGTTAACGGAAAAAAAGTAGAGATACCGGGTAATTATTCTGAACAGGCAGATAGCACTGTTGGATTTGGTGCCAATAAAGGCGTCAGTAGCTGGGATGATTACGTGCGTATGAAACTATCAGAATTAGAATGACAGACGTTTTAACGTCCTTACAGAGCGATTTCAAGCTGTTTCTACAAGCATTATGGGACCAGCTTGATCTACCCTCACCTACTAGGGCGCAATACGCTATTGCAGATTATCTACAACACGGACCAAAACGTTTACAGATCCAAGCCTTCCGAGGAGTCGGAAAAAGTTGGATTACTGGAGCGTTTGTGTTGTGGACACTCTTCAATGACGCAGAAAAGAAGATAATGATTATATCAGCTTCTAAGGAAAGAGCTGACAACATGAGTATCTTCCTACAAAAACTTATTATTGAAACACCATGGCTAAGTCACCTACAACCAAAGAGCGACGACGCGAGATGGTCAAGAATTTCCTTCGACGTACTATGCTCACCTCATCAGGCACCATCAGTCAAAAGTGTTGGTATTACTGGTCAGTTAACGGGAAGTCGTGCCGACTTGATGATTCTGGACGACATAGAAGTACCGGGAAACAGCATGACGGAGTTGATGCGTGAAAAACTCCTCCAACTCTGTACAGAAGCCGAATCAATCCTTACGCCGAAAGACGATAGCCGTATTATGTATCTCGGGACTCCTCAGACTACTTTTACTATTTATCGTAAGTTGGCAAGCAGGAATTACAAACCATTTATTTGGACCGCGCGATACCCAAGAAACAATACCCCTTACGAAGGACTTATAGCTCCACAGCTACAAGAAGACATAGACAACGGAGTAACACCATGGACACCTACAGATGACAGATTTAGTGAAGATGACCTTGTTGAACGGGAAGCATCTATGGGACGTAGCAACTTTATGTTGCAGTTTATGCTGGATACAAGTCTATCAGACGCTGAGAAGTTTCCTCTCAAAATGGCTGACCTTGTTGTTACTAGCGTCAATCCTACTAAAGCACCCGACAATATCGTATGGTGCTCAGATCCAAGAAACGTACTCAAAGATTTGCCAACAGTCGGTTTACCGGGAGACTACTTCTACTCACCTATGCAACAACAAGGAGAGTGGACAGACTATCAAGAAACAATCTGCTCCGTTGACCCCTCCGGTAGAGGAGCCGACGAAACGGCAGCAGCCTACATATCGCAAAAAAATGGCTTACTCTATTTACACGAAATGCGTGCCTATAGGGATGGGTATTCCGACAGCACCCTGTTGGACATACTAAGAGGCTGTAAAAAATACAACGTAAATACACTCGTAATAGAGTCTAACTTTGGTGACGGTATAGTAGCAGAGCTATTTAAGAAACACTTACAACAGACAAGACAACGTATATTAGTAGAAGAGGTAAGAGCTAATGTTAGAAAAGAAGACAGGATTATTGATACTCTCGAGCCTGTGCTTAATCAGCACCGTCTTATTATTAATAAGTCTGTCATCGACTGGGATTATAACTCCAACAGAGAAGCTCCTCCAGAAGAAAGGCTTTTATACATGTTGTTCTATCAAATGAGTCGTATGTGTAGACAGAAGTATGCAGTTAAACACGACGATAGGTTAGACTGCCTAGCGCAAGGTGTAAAATACTACATAGATGCACTGTCTATATCAGCACAAGAACAGATCAAGTTAAAGAAAAGAGAAGAGTGGAACGATATACTAGAACAGTTTATAGATGATCCACAGGCAATGACCAACCATTTGGTGCTAGGAATGGACGTAGAGCAACGTAAAGAGGCTCGAGGTAAGTCAGGTAGCAAAGGTAGTCATACGTGGGTCTGAGGGTAATGACGGGTTAATAGGGGAGAGAAGGGTGGACTCTCCCTCCTAATACAACAATGTTAGCTGGATATCCCTTATAGATATCACCTCTACCTACTTACGTTAACTAGATATGGAACATAAGTTAAAAATTAATCACTTTAAAGAGTTATACAAGAGTCTGAAGACTCCTTTCCCACCCCTTAACTTCCTAATACTAGGCATGTTGATCGGTTTAGAAAACAGATGGATAAATCTAAAAACAGAACAAACAATAGACATGGCTATCGACGACTACCACGCAAAGATGGACGAGTTATCGGAACCCGTGTACAAAGCTGTTATAGAAGAAACAGAGGATGGCGGTTTTACTATAGGATACTTTCCTGAAGCTAAAGAAGAAGATGAATAATATAGGTTTAGAAGTACTATTCTGGACGATACTAACAATGTACGTTCTCACCCGTATAGGAGTTTTTAAATGAAGCTGTTTCTAGACTCAGCTATTATTAAAGATATAGATAAAAGATTAGACTCCGGTGTTATATCCGGAATCACTACCAACCCTACACTAATCAAAAAGAGTGGTAGGGAACCAGACGACGTGTACGCTGACTTAATACATGACCTAGGCATAAAAGACTTGTCGATAGAGGTAAATGGTAAGTTTGCAGATAAACTAATAGAAAATGGCATCAAGTACGGTAAGTTATGGGTGCATGAAGCAACTATTAAGCTACCTTGCACACCAGAGGGTATAAAGGCTTGTAAGATGCTTAATTATATGGGCATACGTACTAACATGACGTTGGTGTTTAGCGTGTCACAGGCGATTCTATGCGCCTTAGCTGGCGCAACCTATGTGTCACCTTTTGTTGGACGTTTAGACGACAACGGACATGATGGCATAGGACTAATTCGTGAAATAGCTAAAGTATTTTGCCATAACAGAACAGATACAAAAATACTAGCTGCAAGCATACGTGATGCTGCTACAGTTGGTAAAGCATTTCAAGCCGGTGCACATATTTGCACCATACCGCCAAAAGTATTTGACGATATGTACAAACATGTGCTTACAGATAAGGGTTTATTTCAATTCTTAGCTGATAGCGGACAAACATAATTTTTGACAGAAATTTCTCAGGTGTATTATATAAACACGACGCCGGCAGTTTCCCCCATGCCGGGGGTCTCCCGTTACCGCAGGCACGCAGGCGCGTTAATTGATCGCGCACGTGTCCAATGCGTGTCCAGCTCGCTTCGCTCGCACCGCCACAGCCAGTGATAGCAAGGGTTCTCACGATATGTAGTACTGTCCAAGTGACAGTTCGGCAGTGGAGCGAGGCGTAGCCGAGCGGATACAACTAAATCGCGCAGGCATGCAGGCACGCGGATATCTAGAACGCGCGTGAGCAGCGATCTGTTGCCAGCTTGAGACGCAGTGAGACAACAATAATATACTATCGTAGATAGTTATATATTGTTACAGAATGTTAAGATGAGTTGTAATGTGGTCTGGATAGGGCTTATACTGGGAAGGTAGATAGAGTTGTTTACGTTATGTTATATTCTCTCTCCTAGAATAGGTGAGAGAGATAATATAACTTAACTACAACTCTCTACTCACTGTTCAATTACAATTTTCGATTATGTTCACTTCAATTCCAAACCCTCGTACATCAGAAGCTGTCGAGGCTATCAACGTTAACCCTTTTACAAGGGTTGTTAACGTCAGGTTCACCAACGGTTATGAGTACAAGTACTCCAACGTTAGCAGAGCTAAGATTGTAAATCTTATGCTCAACCCTAACATGTCCTTCGGGTTCTGGATTCAGTCTCTTAGCAGAGACGCAGTCAGAGCACTGTCTTACCTAAGAGGTAACACTGTTGCTACTGGCAAGTTATGCTACGAGTTCAGAGGTGCTACCTCTGATAGCACAGCTACACTACCTTTCTAGGTAGTTAGCTATCGCTGGTAGGTTGTGCGGATTGCCCGAGTAACACACAAGCCAGCAAGCGTCGATGGTTCCTTGCTTGGGTTCGATTCCCAAGGACGCCGTTACCCTTTAGGGTAAATTGTTCACCTTACACCATCCTGTCATGTTAGTCCACATCACCAAAAAATCTAGCAATGCTAAAACAGGCAGAATGCCTGTAACTACTACCGAGGAATCATCATGCCCATCTACATGTCCACACCTACAGTCCGGCGGTTGCTACGCAAAGTCCGGTCCGGTCTCTTGGCATTGGAAAAAAGTCAGCAAGGGTCTCAGAGGTGGTTCTTGGTCTGAGCTATGTGACTACGTTAGTAGTCTAGACAAAGGTCAGCTATGGCGTCACAACCAAGCTGGCGACTGGGGTTACACTAGGCACCAAGGACGCGAGTACATCAGACTTGATTTACTCAAGTCACTTGTTGACGCCAACAAAGCTAGTGGTGCCAAGGGTTACACCTACACACACCACGAGCTACATACCCACAATAGCGAAGCTATCAAGTACGCCAACAACAACGGCTTCACTGTCAATGCTTCATGTGAGACTATGTCTCAAGCTGATGACGCTATCAAGCAGGGCATTCCTGCGGTATGTGTTGTTGACAATAGTCAACCAGTACCAGCAAGGACGCCAGCAGGCACAAGGGTTTTAGTTTGCCCAGCTCAAACATCCGACACTAACTGCAAGGACTGCGGTATTTGCCAACAGTCTAACCGTAAATGTGTTGTTGCATTCTTGAGTCACGGCAACGGGTCTAACAAAGTTAACAAATCATTGGAGGTATTAAATGGATAACCATATTTATATGGTTTACGATGACTCAACACCCGAGGCTACACGTCACGCAGACGAAACGCATAAGTCCTTGCTAGACAAGGGATATCGGGTAATTCACAAGGAGGCAGGATACAATTCTGCCCGTTATGAATACGCAAGAGTTGTAGTTAATTCGTAAGAAATAATATAATTAAATAATCCCGAGATCCCCTGCTATGACAGGGGTTTCGGCTTTTTTATTTTTTCCACAATCATTCACAATCAAGGACGCCACACTCATATGCCACAATCATTCACAAGCATGGACGCAGGGACGCAGACACCAACTAAAACTAAACGCAAGGAC